AGCCTTTGATTAATGCGGAACCCAGGTCCGCCACACATAAGACGGGAAATGAAGATGAAGAAAGCCACTGTCCTAAATATGTCCTATACCATAACAGGTCCGTGAATTCCTATGGAAACGCTGAAATGAGCGAGCTAGAACAAGACCATGGTCTCCGCGTTGGGGATCGCATAAGTCATATCCCAGACCAGGATTGCCGTAGTTGGTGGCAGCGACATGCCCCGCGTTGGGCAGGAGGGAAGGAAAAGCCTCTCAATTTTGATGGATGGATCATTACTGAAATAACTAGCGTTGGATGCGGGATTGAAGAGCCTCCGGAATGAGTGAACTCCTTGCCCGCGCCGCCGACGCCATTGGCGACACCCTAAACCAGAAGACAACGCAGGAAACCCTCGAGGTCGCCGCTCGCGCCGCCATTGCCGCGATCCGCGAGCCTACGAAAGAAATGATACACGCCGCTTACTATGACGCCTTAGCTTGGGACGCCGCAGCCGTGTTTAGAGCCATGATCGACAAAATTCTGGAGGGGTAATTGGAACAAGTTCGCTTGAGCCCAGGATTTTCATGGATGGTCGGAGCGGAGAACGGCGAGCTCTTTTACCATTGGTCATTCGAAGATGGTGACTTGTGGTGGAGCGAGCAGTCGCTTGTGCCGTTCCCTGGATATTGGGGGGCCTAGCCAGCCTTAGACAACACGATAATGATCGAGGCTACCGCAGCAAGCGCCGATAGCCCAGCAATGATGATTGTAACCATCTGGTTTACGCCCTGCCTTTGGCCCCCGGTCTCGAAGACGCGCTTTTTTAGATCCTCGATCTTGTCATTTAAAGAATCGATTTGCCTGGAAAAATTGGCTTTCATTTCGGCCATGATAGCCCCTCCCCCAGTCTCAATCTTGGCCACAACTTTGTCGGAAGCAGCCATAGCGGCATTGAGGGCCGTCTCGCTTCCGGCGAGCCTGGTCTGAACCACTCTATCAAGGTTCGATGTCTTGTCCTCTGCGCTCCTGATTTTTTCCTCTAGCAAGACCTGGAGCGCGTCAACCCACCCCCTTGCCTCATCCCTATTACGGCCAAGATGGCTCTCGATCAGCCCGACGGCGTTCGCAAGCCGCTCATTGGTCGCAAGCGACGGATCCGGGTTAGGGATGTTTTCAGGCATTGCCATCTTACATTCTCGCGAGGGCGAAGACCATGACGAACAGCGCGCCAATCACGAAGGTTGCGATCAATCCGATCACGATCAGAAATGTTTTCTTCATAGCTTCCCCAAATGATATGCCCCAACCTCTTGACCTACGGACCAGCCCATAAGGTGCCAGAGCCAATCGTAGTTCTTGAATGTCTCGTCAGACGGCGAATTATCACCCTCAACTGCAGCTAGTTCATGCTCAAGCATGTCGATCGACATCGCTGGGGGCTTTCCATCACGCCCGAGCCGATACCCGGCGACCCATGCTGCAGCCTCTGGGGTCATGGTATCCTCCTACGCCGCAGGCTTCGAGAGCTTGGCGAATACCCCCTCGATCATCGCCTCGATTTGCGCCAAGTCAGCTGGCGTCAGCCCAGACAAAACAGGCGGGGAAGCGGGTACCTTGGGGGGCAAAGCAGGGATAGGAGCGGCCGCCGCAGCGTGCGCCAAGGCCGCCTTAAGAAGGCCAGAGAACGCGCTCTCTGCGATCGGGCCTACTAGCTGCAAGATAAGTTCGATGGGCATCTGGAAGTCTCCTATGGGGATCGTGGGAACTTGAGGCGCGGGAGGCGTAGGAATCGGAGCGGGAAAAGGCCCCGGTGCGGTGTCCCGCATCAGGATGGCAAGACAGTCATGGGCGTAGCGAATGCGATCTGTTGGAACACGCCCAGCTTCGCTCGGCCGCTCAAACGTATCCGTAAAGTTTAGCGTAAGCGTTTCTAGTGATTTCGTTCCAGCCTTCAAATCCGCCGCAAGAACTGCATATTTAGGTTGCGTTAGTTCATGCAAGGTGAATAGGGCCTGGCCGGCGAGCGTATTCCACTCGATGCCATGCGACGCGCACCACGCCTGTAGGCCATCAGGCCCGGTTAGACGTTCCTGACGCCATTGCAGCACGCCATCCGAGTCGTGATCTTTGGGGCCTAGCGTTACCGCTTGGCAAAGGTTCTCCTGCGTCGCATTGCCTCCGATCGCCGCAGCCGAACGCATCGGGAGCCCTGGCAGGCTAAGCACAGGAGAGCCGGCCATGAGCGCGGCGCAGAACTCCTTTTGCCGGTCCGCAAGCGCCGTCATGCGCGCGGCCGAGGAGTAGGGAGCGGCGCGTTTTGTAGATCGACAACCCGGTGCACTGCTTCCGGCGTTTGCGGGACCGTGCCGCCAGTCACGTTCTTGTCTTTGGCGTTAAGGCCGATCAGGAACGCGGACACCGAAGCGCCGATGATTTCCCATTCCTCTTTAGCCGGCGCCTGGCCATTCTTGAGCGCCTGATATACCGAAAAGCACGCGGTGAATAGCGCCGGAATGCCGCTAAGTGTTGTTTGCCAATTGGTAAGCATTTTTCAAGTCCCTGGTATGTAGGTGTGCGGTATGTGATGCCAAAGCCAAAGCCAATCCGATCGATATACGGCGACCGAGATCGGCCCCGCTACCCACCAATTCAACCATAGCCAACTCAAAAAGGGCGCATGTTACCTATATGGGCTTTTCTTGGCCATTTTGTCGAACCGGCTTGCCATTTGGCCAGTAGCGTGCGTCGTACCGCTGCGCATGCCCGCCTTGCCGCCGATCTTAGGCCCAGGCATCCCACCCTTTGGCGGCTTACCCATGCCGCCCTCGGCCATATGCAGGCCGCCGCCATGCGCTACGCCCTTGGGATGGCGCTCGGCCATATGCAACCCGCCATGCTCGCCGCCGCTCTTGGGGCGCCCGCCAGGTCCGGGACCGCCGTGTTCTCTACCACTCGTTGCCATTTGTCACGTTCCTTTTCAATATTTGCTGCTTCCGCTTTTCTTCGACATCCGGTCGAAACGGCTGCCCTTGTGAAGAACTGCCTCGGCCTTGCGGTCGATAGCTTTCTCATTCGGCGCATGGTGCATGGCCGCAAGGCCAATGGCTGCATGGGCGTGTTTTTTATCCTCGACGGGGTAGGAGCGGCCGGGCCCCGCGAACTTGCTTGGCGGTATCTTCGCCCGCTCTTTCGATGTCAACCTTGCCACTGTCTTACCTTTCTCTGCATGCTTATTCGCCGTCGCTATGGCGATCCCCTCGGGAGCCCCAGAGCGAAGGATTGCGTTTGCCTGCTTGGCCGCCTTGTCGGCCGCCGCACCTTTCAGCTTGTGATTGTGCCGTGAGGCAAATTCCTTACCACTCCAAGGCATTATTTTGGCTCCGGTGGAATCGGCTCAGGAATGGTAGAATGCTCAGGTTTTGGCGCCGTCGGTTGGTGCGTCGCTTCATTTTGCATCTTGGCGATCAATGGCGCGACCGTGCCATATGGCTGTTGCGCGAGGTTGCGAAAGATTTCCTCTACGAGCTCATTGCTCAGCACGATCCCTGCCAGCAGAGACATAACAATTACATGCTTCATTCGTATCTCCAGTTTGTTCCGTCGCAATAGGCTGGAGAGTCTATTGTCGCGACGCCGCCACTGGCGACGATCAGATGGAAGGTTGCCGCCGCAGACCCGACGCTGTCCTTAACGTACATGCGCGACCCTTCGCTGGCGCCGTTGCATGTGACCGCGAGAACATTGGCGATCGTCTGAGGCACCTGATAAATCTGACCCTTGGCTTCGATTAGAACGCTGTTCGTTCCCTGTGGCACTTGGTATGCCGCAAAGCCATTCCCGAAGATGAATGATGGGCCGCCGGATGTCGTGTTTGAAACGAATTGCCCACCGGCACAGCATGCTGTATGAGTGCCCCATCCGATAGTTTGGCCTGTATTGGCCGAAAGAACAATACCGCCGAGAGTCGGCACCCCGGTGACATTGGCAAAGTTCATCAGGCTCGACAGAGCGACCGTAGTAGCCGGCGTATCCAAGAACGTGCCGCCAGCAGTGATTCCGAACGTGCTTGTGCCATCCCCGAAATAAAGCCCGGTGTTGAACCCTACACCGGCGCCGTTGACGATGTTCATGGCCGCGTCAATCGTTCCGTGCTGTGTGCTGGAGATATCGACGACGCGTAGCCCCTCGCGCTCCGTCGCGCCAGCCGAAAGGTCCGTAACGTCCACCTCTTCTCCGACCACTGTAGTGGGCGTCATCGCAGCCGGAATGTAGACGTAAGGATTATTGCCCGTGAAATTGCCGGATAGGTTGAACCCGTTGCACGTCACTGGCGCGAGGCACGGCTCTGTGAGCTCGAAACCAGCCGTAAAGAAGTCCGCCGATGTTCCGCCAGCCCCCAACTGTTGGAACGTCGAGGCTTGCCTCGAGCCGGTAGAGTTTGCCCCGGAAACGTTCTTGGTCGCCTGGACGACGAGCCCCATGTGCGTGTTCGTGCTCCCAAAGCTGGCGTATGCTTCGGACTCAAGGAAATAGAAGGCTCCGGTTGCCGGAAGTGTTGCGCCCCCGGTATCAGTGAACTTCGCCGTGGGCTGCGCGCCGCTAGCGCCGCTGACGTTCAGGGCGCCGCTAAGAGTAGTCAGGCCGCTCGAGGTCAGCGCCCCACCGCTGACGTTCAATCCGCCAGTAAGCCCGGTCAAGCCGCTTGCCGCCAGTGTCGAGAACATCCCAGGCAGACCGGCCGCTATGCGGGTAGCGGTGTAAGCATCCATCCCGGCGCCGGACACTGCCCCGGTTACCGCCAGGATCCCTAATAATGTGCTGCTCCCGCTTACCGTCAGGTTTGTAAATCCGCCAGCTAACCCGGTAGATGTCCAGGTCCCTGTAGACGGGCTATACGTGCCAATGATGACCGTGTGACCAAAGGTGTCATTGAACGAAATCGTATTCGCCACATTGTCATTCGTCCATACCGGCATGACAGTGGCAGCATCGGCACACACAGCCGATAGCATCAACTGCGTTAGCGCGGCGAAACAGGCGGGAGTCATTCTCACGGCCTCGCGAACTCCCCGAAATATTTCTTAGCGGCATCCGTGTAAGCTGCATGAGCGGTCTCTGGCGTCGTATAGAGGCCCAATGAACGCTTACTTCCTGAAACCATTATTGAGGCCGCCCATTTGCCTGCCCGCTTGTGCCACCAAATCCCCTTGAATCCAGACGTGTTGTTACTACGCTTGCCAGAGTTAGCTTTGTTTTGCGAGGTTGTCGCCACGCGTAAATTGTCCCACCGATTGTCGGCGCGGTCCATATTGATATGATCAATCTCAGACTTCGGCAATTTTCCTGTCATGTAGAACCAGGCAAGCCTATGCGCAGAATGACGGACACCATCGATGAAGACAGTCCTATAACCGTTATGCACTTTGTTGCCAGCTAGGTCTCCAGCCCTCGCTCTACCTAGCGATCTCCTCCAGGCCCAATCGCCTGATGCGGGATCGTAATGTAAAAAGTCTTTAAGTCTTTTCTCTGTGATCATGATTCACGGCCTAGCTGGGTAGGATGACAAACTATTGTAGAAGGCTATCATCTGCGATGCATTGTATCCTAATTGAGTCTGGATAAATGTATATAGTGCACCAGAATTATTAAACTGGTCTTCATACCAGCCAACCGTCACCGAATTAGTAGGGTCCGCCGGCAAATTGAACTTGACGAGCCCTGCCGGGTCAGCGACAGCGAGCCCCTGTTTCAATTGTGCGACCGTGGCAAGAGCGAGAGGCCCGGCGATCGGAGGAAAGACAATGATTTGACCGGCTGCCATGACTACGTCCTTATGCACCCCAATAGCGCAATATTTTTAGGCGCCGTTTCGACACCGCCGGTCACTTGGTTGAGGCCGGCCGCCGCCGTCGTTGTCGCTACCGAACCAGCCCCGGCCGGAATGGCGATGCCGCCGCCGCCGCTCGCAGCCGTCACGGTGTTATACTGGTGGGTGTGTGCGCTCTGGATGTGGGTATGAGACGCAAACATGTCAGCTTGATAACTACCGAACACGCGCGCTGGGTCCTTCCCCGCGCCGTTGTCCCACCCGCGGACGAAGACACCTCTCAGGTCAGGAAGGTTGAACGTACTGGACCCATCACCCGCCCCGTACGTAGTCGCGCATATGGCAAATAAACCGGCGTAAGTTGTCCTTGAGACTGCGCTACCGTCGCCAAGAAGCCACCCAGCCGGCGCCACTGAGCCGGCAAACCATCCAATAAGCCCAGGCGGGAAATATCCCCCAACATCCGTAAGCCTTGCAGCGTCGCTTGGGCTAACCGGGGCACCAAGATTGCTGATCTTAAAGCCCGCCATTTGGAGAATGGCCTGCATAGGGGCACGGCCGAGACGGTCAAGCGAGTTGGTGATCTCGCTCGAAATGTCTGTGAGCGCCGCAGCAAATGCCACCGGGTCGATGACCGTCCCCGCGATCGGAGGATTGACATCACTCGCCGGCTGGACGTATACCCCTGAGCTATTCCTTGGCATCTGGAGTTTCCATGATCAGTTTGATCAATGTATTTCTGGCCGTTGTTCGCATATCGCTTTTCATCTTCATAATTGGCTCTTTGCACAGCTTCCTAAAGTGGGCCGTGTCAGAATCTGTGCCTATTGGCATGTTGCTATGCGCGTTAGTCACCGCTGCGTGTTTCCTTGTGGCATTAGCAATTGACGGCCGGATAGTCCTGCGGCGAGGGCCGCGAGATCGGCGCCGCTTCTAGGCCCGGCTCCAGCCATAACACGATTCGCCAGAAATGATTGAACCGGGCGCGTGCGGACCAAGGCGCCGATGCCGGGAAGGTGGCCTAGCGCCGCCCCTGCATAGCCGCCCATGGTATGGCTCATAAGCGCACGGGCAAGTGGGTTGATGGCCGCCTCCTGAGGCTGCATGATCCCGACCCCTTGCCGCGTAAGCTGGGCAAGATCCCCCTGCCCCGCCGCATAGGCTGGCGCCTTGTTGCCGCTCGAAAGAACCGCCTGCATTCGCGACGGAGGAATTGTCCCCTGCACCGCATTCTCGCCGGTGAGTTTTGAAGCTGCCTTGGAGATGTCCTGAAAGTTGCCGTAGCTTCTCCGCGCTTCCCTAAAGGCACCTAGATCAGCTGGATTGTTGGCCTCGATCGATCGCTCCATGCCATCATCAAGGGCGTCTCTCATGCTTCGATAAGCCTGTGCGTCAATTGGGTTTGTCTTCTTGATCGCGAAAGCCTGATTGGTAAGCTGTGACCTCAAAGACGCATATTCCTCCCCTGAGATAGGTTGGCTCATCTTAGCCATAAGGCGGTCTGTTACATTGGCAACCTCTGGCGACGGCGATATCAGTTTGTTGAATTCTCCAGGCGCGCCAGCAAGGTCCTTGGCGAGCTGTTCATCAGGGATAAGTGTGTTGCGTGAGGCGGCGTCCGTTAGCTTCCCTTCGATTGCCGTCTTTGCAGCGAGCAATGACGGCTGTGTTGCGTTGGTTGCTGGAATGCCACCCTGATCCATAAGTGCTTTTGTCCAGCCGCCCTCTGAAGGCCCCTCGAGTCCTTGAACGAATCTGTTTCCCGTAGCCTGTCCGGCCGTAGGTGTGACGCCGGCTTGTTGCAGGCCCTCCACCATGGCTTGGCGCTCTGGAGCGGCCAGCAATGGCGAGATCGCCTTAGCGATTCCAGCGCCGGCTAGGGGCACAGCCGCGCCAATGGTGCCGCTAATCCCAGCGTTAAGCCCGGCGCGCTTAGCGGTGTCTGGAATGTTCGTCAGATCTGGTGAACTTAATGCGCCCTGCAACCCCCCACCTACGGCCCATGGCGCAGCCGATGAAGCGACGCGACCAGCCATGCCACTTAAGCCGAATGGCACATCCAAAGCGAAAGCCCCGCTTCCCGCCGATAATGCAGCGAGACCGCCAGCGGTATTAGTCCAAGGATTGTCTTTCGCAAACTGCGTATTGGTTGCCTCCTCTTTAGCCAGGTTCTGCGCGTAATCGCCGCCCTTTGCAGCCGCAACCATCCGATCTACGCCAGGTATATTTGCCTCCAGCGCCCGCGAGGCGCCCTTCAGCGCGCCCATGATGCCGCCTTGAGGTTGCGGATACGCTTGCGCCATGGCCGCGTTCATTTCCGCTTCCGAGGTCTCGTCAGGAAACTCTATTTCTGCGCCGTCAGGTCCGGTGATGGTTGTCATTGAAACTGAATCCCCTTGCCTGGAACATAGACGCCACGTTTCTTAGGTGCACTTGGCGCGGCAGGAGTGGCCGGCGCTACCGCGCCCGGAACTGATGGTGTCAATTGGCCACCATAAAGTTGCGTCGCCCGCGAGGTTCCGATCGAATTTTGAACAATGTTCATTTCGCGTAGAACCTGTTTAACGGCAGCTTCATAACCCTCAGTGCTCCTTGCTACATTCAGAATTTCGAATGCTTGGCGCTTGCCTTCATCCGTCAGGATGCCATTAGGATTGATTGCCTTGGAATAAGTGTTCGCCAAGCCGTTATTCGCCGCAAGCAGCCGGACATACCTTGGATCGTTCGTCATGCTCTCGCCGCCTTGAATAATTTTTTCAATAGGAACCCAAGCCTCGCGGGGAAGCTCACGAGACCGGGCAAGAGCTTCCTCAGACGTGCCTTTCGCTTCCTCGGCAAAAGTATTGATCCGCGCCCCCATTGCCCCCATAGTCCGCGCGCCCTGCTTTTCGCCTCCGAGCCCGACCTGATTTCTAATTTGCGCTGTTGCGGCTTCGTCCATTGCCCCGCCATGCTGCCCTGAAACTATTTCGGCTTCACGATTAGCTACTTTGGCGCGATTAGTTGATCCTATCTTTCCGATACCTAGCCCGGAATAAGCCGTAGCATCACCCTGTGCACCGCGCTGTGCACGTTCCTCGACAGCCGAGTCACTAAGTTCGCCAGAAGTATTTGGAGCACCTATCGGTTTCCCAATTAATTCACCTGTCTGTTTGTTGACGAGTTGAGATGTCCCGTCAGGAAGCTTCACCATTTCTGTATTAAGAGTCTTCCCGAGCGTATGGACAAGCTGCCCGTCGTTAACCTGCCATTCAATAGGATTGCCACCGGCCGCCACGATTTTAGCCGCCTCTTGTGCATTCGGTTCGCGAGTTGTGTCTTCTTCCGTACCACCTACTATCGACCGATTCCCCGCCGCATCAACTTGCCACTCGCCACCCGCATCTCTTTCGGCTTTGGTAAGCTCTGAATCGCCCAATGTGCGCGTTTGCTTAAGCGTTCCAATATATAATTGCTCTAGCTGCATATCATGCGCGGCCAAGGCAGCCCGTTGCTTCGCTAGGGCTTCGGCAAGATCGGCGTTACCAGTGCTGTTTATCTGCGCGGTAAGCGCCGCCTCTTGGGCACGTAGTCCCTGCCTGGCTTTGAAGATTTCCATTTGCTGGGGCGTTTGGGGCGCCATATCGCTAGTTTGACCGGCAATTGGCGCGCCAGCGGAGGACGCTGGAGCCACCTGGGCACCTTGCGTACCCCCTATGCCCAACATCCTGCCAATGGCCGCCAGCGGGTTCTCTTGCGGGGGTAGCCCAGAGGGAGCGTTAATCCCCGTCGCCACATTGCCAGCCCCCGGCAGCAGCAGCGGAGGCCCTGGCAATTGGGCGTAATGGGAGGGCGGCGCCGACTGAGGGATGCGAGGACTCACCCCAGCCGACGCCTTTCCCGCAGGCAGGGGAGTCGGGGGAGCCCCGCCGCCCGCAGGCTCGTCGTCTTCTATATCCGACGTATCGCCGGAAATCGGCTTAAACCCAGCGCCACCCGCAAGAGCCATGGCGAGCATGTTTGGATTAGGGGCGACATTCTGACTCGGGTTATTTGGATATTGAATCCCACCGCCGGGAGGCTCATAGCCACCCCGAGGCGGAGGCCGATTGATCAGGGGTATATATGGACCCTCTTTCGGGACCGGCAACGCGTCCATATCCGGCCCCTCGTCAAGATCGCTCGACGGCACGTCGCTAGGCACGGCTGGACCGCGCGCCGCCGCGGTAGCAAGCGCAGCGGCCATTAATTGCCGCCTCGTTAGATCGCTGTCAGCCGAAGAGTCCGCCAAACATCCCTCCCCCACCGCCGAAGTCCGACATGCCGCCGCCTAGCGTCGAGAAGTCCGGTAATGGTGGCGGCTGCGACAGCGCCATGGCGAGCATGGCCGATTGATCAAGTTGCGGTCCCTGCATTCCACCGCCCGCCAGCGCCGCCGCAAGCTGATTCTGCCCAGGATCGCCCATAGCCTGCAATTGCCCTAACCCCTGATCAGGAGGCGGAGGCACAGGTGGCGGCGGGGGCTGCGTGTTGCTGATCGGCGTAAACTGCGCATTGCCGCTTGTCGGAATCGGCTGATAACCGCTACCAGTACCCTGCGGCGGCTTGTCTGGAATTTGCTGTAGAATATGAGGGGTTGCACCGCTTGGCGCCTGATCCTGTGGGGTAGACGACGCAAGTCCGCCGGACTGATTGCTTTGTGGTGTAATGCTTGAAATCTGATGGTGAATATCGCTAGGTGTTACTGACCTAAATTGAGCCTCATCAGATGATGGCGTAGAACCGCGCCCGCCGATGACCGGCGCTCTGTTTGCAATATCCTGCCATGTAGGCAGGGCATTAGCTAGAGCGTTGGCGGTGTACGCAGTTGGATCTAATGACGGTGTCGGCGCGGGTGGAAGCGGAACAGCTGGCGCGCCGCCTTGAGGGGCCTGATAGATGTAATCCTGGCCGTTATACGTACCATGCAGAATGCCAGGCTGATCATTCGAGGCAGGCCGATCAGTCGGAGGCTCGCGAGGATTAGGGTTCGATGCAGGAGGCGGCGACCCTGGGCCAGCAAAAGCAGGAGCATTAGGCCCCGTAAAGTCTGGCGGCTTCGCGGCAAAGGCAGCCTGGCCAGTTCCAGCACTAGAGGGAAGCGGGCTCCCTGGAGTCAAGCCGATGCCTTGTTGCGCTCCTATTCCAGACCTCGCCGCGCCATGAAATGGCCCCCACCCTCCCTTAGCCGCCTGATCTAGAGCAAAATTAATCTGCGAGCCGACTGTCGATGGATCACGGGCATTTAGGCCGGTCTGGCGCGTGAATTCGTCACCTAGTCCAGGCACCGCGTTTCCGCCGCCAGCTACACCGCCATAATGCAATTGGAACGGCCCGAATGACGAGCCATTATCGCCAGTGTAGGCGTTAAGCCCCTCTGATCGCGCAACTGCTACGGCAGTGTTAGGGTCGATTCCCCTCGGCGGGGCTGCGGCGCGGATTAGCGCTTCCGCTGACTGGCCGCCGCTGGGAACTCCCTGGGCAAGAGTCGGCAGCCCGCCTCCCCCACCAATTGGTGGGACAGGCTGAACGCCCCCGCCAAGAAACCCGCTGCCCAGCGCGCCAAGAGGCAGATCAGATGATTGCCCAATTGGAGAGAAATTTGGTCTAGTTGGCGGTAATGGCGCGGGCCCAGCAATCTGCGGCGCGGCCGGAATATTCGGCATCGTGGCGCCGGGATTGTTCGCCATCTGCTGCGAGAGCGGCCCCTGCGGTCCTGGCATTGTGGCGCCTGGATTCCCGCCTACAAGCTTCGATAGAGGCGTATCATACTGCCTAGCATCAGCTATCCGTTTTTGTGTGGAGCCAAGCCCCTTGATCATTTGGGTGGCACCCTGACCAAGCTTCTCCAGCCCGGCCGCCTTAGCCGCGCCGCCTAAGTTCGGTGTGCCTGGATTCGCCATGCTGATCTGATTCGGCGTTCCGCCCATCGGGCTCGGGAGTGATGGACTAGGAGCTGGCGCCCTTGCAGCGTAATGCCCGCTGATAGGAGGGGCAGTGAACCCGAACATGCCATGGCCAGGTTGAACGATCCCCTGGAGCGCGGCAGAGCCCGTAGGCACGGGAAGCCCGCGCGCGCCGCCGCCATGGCCGGCCGCCCTGCCCTGGAGCTTGTTAAACCATTCCTCGATGTCAGGGTTGATGATCATCTATTGCCCCGGCAATGTCCCAAACCCGAATATTGGATTAGCTGGCAGATTCCAGGCAGGACCAGTCGCGCCAGTACTCGGGATCTGCGGCACCCCATTATCCGTCATGGACGGCGGCAATTGCGGTACCCCGCTGGCAACCTGGCCAATCTGTTGATCGGTGAATGCCTTTGGAACCTGCCCATATCCGGCGTTAGACACAAACGAAGAGAACGGAGGAGCCCCAACCCCCGGCTGAGATGGCCCGCCTGCCCCCGGCGTCGAGGGGAGCGCTGGCGTCGGCAGATTCAACGGAACGGCCGCCCCCTGCGGTCCAGACGGGAAGCCTGGACCGTTGTTTATGCCGCCAATATTCGGGCCGCCAGGAAGGCTAGGCATCGCGCTCGCGCCGCCAGCGAACGGCGAAAAACTCGATGGACCGCCAGAGCCCGGACCACCGATATTCGGGGTTCCCTGCCCAGGGGTTGGACTAATTGGCGGGAGCATGCCGGGCGGAAGCCCAGGCAGGCCGCCCGGTGTGCCACCTGGCAACTGTGACTGCAACTGCGAAGATAGGCCGCCGCCGCTAGGAGCGCTCCCACCGGCGAGCGCCGCCGCGAGAGGGTTAACCGAGGGGCCGAATTGAGAATTGTCCATTATGGTTTCCTTTGCGGGAAGACGACTGTGGTGACGAAGGTGCACCTATTATCGGGAAGATCATAATGGCGTATGATCGGCGCATCGGGGATTTCGCACAGCCATCCATCAACATCATTTTCAGGGTTATCGTACCACCAAAAACTCATGTTGGGCTCCTTATCACCCTATGCCCGCCGATCCCAAAAGTGGAACCGGGTTGCTGTTTCTCGAGGTCTTGAGCCATCGGCCCTACCGTCTTCGGGTACGTCTTAGGATCATCCTTGTAGCGATAGGCGTACATCGGCAGACCACCGCTGTCGCCAAGCTTTTCGATGTCCGTCTTGTCGCTGCGATCCGAGAGGCCGCCGACTGCACCTAGTAGGCTCCCGCCAAGACCGAACAGACCGCCCATCATCTGGGCATTCGCCGCCGTTTCAGCATTGAACTGACTCGTCGCATTCTGGGCGTTGCTCTGCACGAGGCTAGCATATGGCGCAGGCTGCACTTGCTCTTGCGGCGTTGGGGCTAGTGTGCCTATGCCAGGTTGACTCACCTGAGCGCCGCTCTTGAGCGCATCCATTGCATTCAACGGCTCATTGTATTGCGCGAGAAGATCCTGAACGGCCGTATTTTGCCCTTGAAGGTACATATTATTGTACGTGTTCGCCTTGTTCAAACCGAATTGCGTTTGCGCATATTTCCATCCATCCGAACCTGGAGTTAGCCCTTGATCTGCCAGTTGCTGGTTTAATGCAGTCTGGGCTTGTGCGAACTGCGGATCTAGAGTCTGGGTGTTTAACTTGTCGAGATAGGCTTGTGTCGCACCGGGCCCAAGATCGATGTTCTTGGAAAGCATTGCCTCAGTACTATTGGCAAGAGCTGCCTCAGTATTGGCATTAGTTTGAGATGCCCCTAGGGTAGTATCAAATAGTTGCTGCATTCCAGGGGACAGCTGGGTAGTCGCAGTGTACTGCGGCACAAAGGTTTCATTAGGGTGCGCACGCTCCGCGTCACCCGACGGCGTGCCCGCTGGATCGGCAGGAGTCCACGGCGCGCCGCCGCCGCCGGTCGGCAGATTCGGAACCCATGTTCCGGGGCCGCTCTGGGAATATGTAATGCTCCCGTACGGCGTGATTTGGTTGATATCGTTTAGCTGCGCTTGCGCGAGCGCCGCGTTGATATTCTCAAAGCCCTGCGCGTTTGCAGTCTGCGCCGGGTCGGGAGGGGTTGGAGGGGTAGGTGCGGAGCCCATTATAGTCTCACGATTTTCTGCTCTGACCTGAGCACGCCATAGACAAGTCCGTCGCCATCATCGAAATGTTCACGGAGCCGCCCCTCGAACTTAAATCCCAGCTGTAGAAGGGCGCGGCGGGCGGCAAGATTAAGTTCACTTGTAACGGCAGTGCACCGTTTGCAACCCAACTGCTTGAATACGTATCTTGCCACATACCTTGCATCCTTCATGCTGATCGGCGCGTTCATGACGCATGTGAAATGAACGTCGAGCTCATCGTAATTGTTGAAGACGATAGCCCCTATAACCTCCAGACCGCGCCTTACCACAAGCCCCCGGAATGGCTCGCATATCTTACGAATAAGCGCCGCCTCAATTATCGCCTTGGCGGATTCGTCATCGCAAATTACGGTCATTCATTCTCGCTATTTTGGCTTTCCAAAACTCGTTTTCGACCTCAACCTCAATATCAGCACCGGCCGCCACCTTGGCCAAGATCCGCGCCGCAGCCCGCTCGAATGGAACCAAACTCGCCTTTTGCGACACCTTGATCATTCATGCCCCCCAATAGCCAGGATAAAGCTCGTCGCAGAGCGGGTTCCACCAAAGCACGCCGTTTTGCCATTTCCACCACATTTTAATCACCCGAAAAGGTTCCCCGTCTCGAAAAGCACATCAGTAGAGGTCAAATTGACAATTGGCAAGGATGTTTGCCCAAAAGTCATCTGAACGACCGGCGAGATCGTTGATCCGACCGCGAACGCGGGCAGCCAGTTTTGCGACAAGAACGCCGGTTGCGGCCATGTATCGACGCCCCAATCGGCCACGTTCCACAAGGCCCCGCCAGCCGGTCCAGGCTGGGAAGGAGACGGTGCGGTAGGGATTGACTGATCGTAATTGACCCGCATAGTCACCTTAGGCGCTACCGGCGTATTCGCCTGAATCCTCGGCCTGATCAATTTCGTCTGCTTCCGCTCCGATGACTGCGACAACGAGGGGAAGCCATAATCAGTCTTGGCCATGTCCGTAAAGCTTGGAAATATCGTCATGGTGTAGGTCTTGCCGTCATCATTGCCGCCAAATTCCGCCTGCATCACCCGACCGTCCGACGTGCCGTAAAATAGCTTATCCTGGTTCGCTCCCCCAATCTCGAAACACTGCGCATCCCACCCAATATATCGGCACCATGCGCCAGTTCGGCCATTGCCCATAAATTGGGTATTCAGGCTCGACGTTGTCTGAGGCATGTTGACGATGACCATGGTTCGCAGCGGCCATTCGAGAATCTGCCACCCAGCTAAACCAAGTCGAGCATTAACCGCAGCTTGCCATGCCGGCAAAATAGCGATCGTTGGTGATGTGTTTTCGAGCGCGATTTCATCGACTGTCTGGACCTGAGAAACCGGGATGATCCCGGTTGTGGTCATGATCGCGAGATCGCCGCCCGCCTGCAACATGCACCTTGGGCCGAGCGGTGGGGCTATCTTGTAGACGCCCTGAAGGGACCACGTCAAAGCTGGCGTAGTACCAGCAAAGATCGCAACTTCTCCCTGATCCGTAACGAAGATTGTCGCGTACTCTAAACCTGCCGTTGTTTGAATAGTCCATGTTCCTCCAGCTATTAGCTGCCCACCAAGCCGAAACAGCGGTGCCATTGGGTAGATAGAAACAGCGCCACCGATCGCAGATCCAGGCAGGTACCAAGCATTAAGCGACCCAGGTTGCAGGCCCCAAATATTGCTCTGAAAGACCCAGAGGTAATTTAGTGGGCTTCCAGTTAGGCCCGTGATCGCAGGAGTAGTGCCCCATGTTGTCCCGTTATAGATTTGGAGTGGATCTACGCCGTTCGCGGCGAGCAGAAATTGAACGCCAGTGGCTGCAAACTGGACATATGAGAATTTGGCGCCAGCGGTTAACCCGGTCACAAGCGGGGCGCCCACGGCGCCCGTGTTCGTCACATCGTAAATCGAGCCGTTGCATGAGGCAAACATTTTGTAGGCCCCGCCGACTCGAAACGGCATGAGCGTGTCAACGGCCGCGTTTGGCATCCCAGTAGCGAACGCCGAAGCCCCGCCTCGAGCTCGCACGAAGTCAATTTCTGGAAAGGCATTCTCGAGGAGGACGGCCGTTTGGTCTGGCGCTAGCGCGAGCGGGCTTCCTACGTACCAGCCCTTGATAGGGGCAACAAGCGTCCGCGAGATCGAGATTTGCGATCTCGGCTCCTGCTTGGACTTGTCAAAGATCGCGGTTTGGAGCATCGATCACCCCGTGATCGGCGTAGTGAGATCAGTTATCGTCCCGAAATACATCCGTTCGTTGGGAAGCCACTTGCGGCTAGTCTCGACAATCCTCTCGGTCATCTGCTGGGCGTTATTCCGCGATAGCGATTGCTCATAGGCCCGGAATTCCTCGGCGTACTGGAGACCCTTGCTCGCTTTCCAACGCCAGACGGCGCCTTTCATCACGGTATCCTCTGGGATAAGCGAGAAATCGTCGTCCGCCGCGAAGGCCGCGCGGGACACCGTGCGCGCCGCATTCATGATCCAAAAGGACGAATAGTAATTGAAGGTCACAAGTTCGGCCAGGGCCAGAGCCGGCCATATCTCAAGCGCACCGCCGATGATTCGCCACACCGGCCGCACGGTTGACGCCGGCAGCGCTTTGAGTAGGTTCAGATCTTCGGTGTTGATTGGGCCGTAAAGCGGCCATAGCGGATATTTATTCGAGACCAGCGCCCCCCGCGGCGACTTATCACTCGGGCTGAATCGTATCCAATCTTGCGGAAGTTGGAAGAGGGTTGAGACACCGTCCCCGGTCACGGTGCCGGCAGTGTCGAGATTGACCCAGTTGGCGCGCTCCATAAGCTCTCGCCCAGCATCCTGGGCGAAGACCACCATTTGCTGGGTGTCTTGATCAGTACTGGAAACGGCCGAGGTAGGAGCAGACGGGAAGCCGGCGCGGATAGAGGCTGCTTGGACTATCGAAAGAATCGTCATCGAGCATCCCGGCCTCCGCCTATGGATTGTTCGTCGCCTGTGTCGTGGCCGTCGTGACCACAGCCTGGAACGCGGTTAGAGCCGCAGCGAGCTCAGTCAGGTTAATCAGGGTCTGGCCGGTTCCCTTCGGAGCCATGCAGATCATCAAGAGCGGCTGCAGCACATCATTGACTTGTTGGGTGATCATTCCGGTTGCCATTACTTCCACCCTCCAATGTGAGAGCCGCTTAAACTAGGAAGCGACGCTCCCATAACTCCAGACGCCAAGAGAATCTGCCATATGATCCACATGATGATGCAAACTAGAACAAACACCATCAGCACATGCAAAATTGTTTTAAATGGCTCGGCCATCGGGATAAGCGGTAGAAGCGTCTGAATCGCCCACCAAACGACGCCAATGATAATGACGACGAAAATGAGTCCTATGAGCGCCCCAATCATTAATCGTCGCCTTCAAGGTTCATCGGAGCCTCACGACGCTTCCTAGCCGCCCACATGGCCTTTGCCCGCTCGCTGGCCGCCGCGCGGAACGTTTTAGACATCCTCTTGCGCGGTCTCTTGCGCGGTTTGGGGCGCTCTTGCGCTTCGAGTTCCATCGCGGCTATCTCTTCATCATGCGCCTTCTCGATTTCACGCGGCGTTCTTTTTGTCACCCCGGATAGTCTCTCGACCTTTGCAGATAGCGCCGCCATCTCTTCCCTCAGCCGCGCATTCTCGGCCGCGTACTGAGCCGCCGCCGCGCCATCCTTGGCCGATTTGAGCCATGCCGCCGCCTTGTCGCGCCATTGCCGACCATCGGCTATCCGGTCAAGATGCACGTCAGCGACGCCCGCCAAGTCATCCACGGAATAGATGTTCAGAAATTCCATTTCCTTGATGAAGATAGGCGTGGCGAGAGGCCATTTGTCCAACGGTGTGCCGGAAATGAAACGCTGCCCCTTGCCCTTCCATTTCTCATAGGCTTCTTCGAAGCGTTGCTTCGGTGTAACCGTTCCCCAAACCGGCACATCGGCCGGATGCGTCGCGGCGGATAGCTGATCGCCGGCAATGTAGAGCGTGACCTCTTCCCGAGCGACATGGATCGCGCGCCCGGCCTTTTCTGAGGCCGCTGGGTCAATAATCGTCGCTATGCGAAAGACCGGGGTGATTCCGTGATTGTGCGGGGCGTAGTCTACCCCCCCACGATCATTGACGGTCGCGAAAGCCGAACCTTCGTACATTGCTATACCCTCCCGGCCAGATCCAGCACTTGCGCCGCTGTGAGGCCTGACGCCGTCGCAATCTGCGCTAGCGTCATTCCTGTTCCGTCGTTATTGCGAATCGCCCTATGGCCATTGCTTCGCAACAGATCGTCATTCGTGCTGATAACGCTGCGCCCCTTGACCGTCGTCAGATCGATGGCGGTTGCGGACGACATAGTGCGCAGCGCGTCAATTACGAACTGTAATCGACTTTGGTCGAATCCATCAGCAGCAGCCATATTGCCTCACAGAGCAATGTTAAAGTACGGCCCACGCAGGAACACCTCGTAATACAGATTGGTGCCAGCCGCCGCGAGCGTGACCTGAATTAGGTTAGTGCCGGCGCCGGCCGTGGCCGCCGTCGTCAGATTGATCGTGTAGTTGCCAGGAACACCCTGGATCGATTGGATCGTCAGCGAGACAACGCCGGTCCCGGTGATGATCTGGTTTGGATAGAGCCCAGGCACCGCGATGCAGCCGGTAATCTGCTTTGAGCCGCTGGTCACCTGCCCAACCGTCTGGCTATTTTTGGCAGTGATTGTCGAGCCGGTATTGGTCGATGTGCACAGCTGACTCAGAGTAACCGTCGAGCCCTGGATGTCGATAATGAACGTACCCTGAACCGTCGTGGACATTGCCGGAATGCCGGTCCCAGTGACCTGCATCCCCTTGACTAGATATTTTGGCGTGTTGACCGCAGTGATGACCGCCGACCCGTTCACGGTGTTCGCGGTGAAGGTGCGGGACAGCGGGCAATTGCAGATCGATCCGACCGGGCAAGAGCTGAACGTTGTCAGCGCCGCCGCCGCCTGCATGGTGATCTGACCCTTGGTGGCGGTAGTCGCCGGGAAGGTCAGGGTTGCACCTGTCGAGAGGGTAGCAAGTTGCCCAAGCGACGTGCCGTAACGCTGCATCCAGACGCCGTAAACGCCGGGCTGGAAGGTGAACGACCAGATATTGCCAGGGATCGACCCCGGGATTGTCGAGGACATCATCGGAACCTGGCCGCCAAGGAACAAGGTTCCGACTGCTTCTCCAGGAAAGTACTCGGAGGCGGCGATGATTTCGCCCACCGGGCCAACATTATAGGAATTGTCCCAGCAGAAGAAGTCTCCCTGGTTCCATGTCACCGCCGCAGGGACCGCGTACAGGCAGTAGACATATTCCGCTTCGCCGTCGCCAATAAGAACCTGCCCAGGCTTGAAGCTTGGAAGCGGGAAGTTGCCTGCGGTACCGAAGGGACCCTCTGGTGAATAGACATGCATTCCACCAGCCATTGGGTCGATAGGATAAAGACTGATGGTCATCAGAAGAGCACTCCCTGAAGCGATGAATTTGAGACGGTGAGATTTCCCGCCCAGGCATAGAGCCGGACAATGGCATCCTGATTGACGTTCGCTCTGTCGCCGCCGATCACCTTGAAATTCCGCTCCGAGCTCGGGCGATAATAGAGGTAATCGGTGTTGACGAAGTACATCGTGTTGAGTGGGATCTGGCCGTTTTTGCCGCCGTCCAGAATGACATCGACGCTCTTTCCGGCGCCGAAATATTTCAGGCTGGTAAAGCCTGACCCTATATCCTTCGAGCCACCGCCCTCGGTAATGCGCTGGATGGTCTGGAGGCTGGACAGATAGGCCAGGTAGAAGTTGTTATCCGCGACGATCAGATCGACACCGTCGGTGTTACGCTTGAGCGAGATCGTCGTGGAATTCATGTAGCTTTGGATATTCGAGGCGGTGACTGCGCCGCGCGGATCAAGAGCCGAACTAACTGCGAAGTTCTGCCACCAAACCTGCGCGCCCCGGTCGATACCGCCAACAATTCCAGACGTTGGCGCCTTCGAGATCAGGATTGCGAGGCCTCCAATCTGCTTGCCGCCGAACCCTGTCCCATCAGAGTAGATGGATGCGCTCATCTGATTCCAGAACGTATCCTCGGCCGTATCGACGCGAGCCCTGACCAGCTCAATCATCGCTTCCTCGCCGGTATTCTGGATTTCCTCGAGGCCCGAGATCACCACCGCAATCGCTGCCTGCTTGATCGCAAACCTGGCAGCGGTCATGGTGTCATTGAGGGCGATATTCAGTGCCTCATAGCCGGAATACCAGAGGAAGGTCTGGTTTTGCGCATAGCGCAATTCCTGCATAATCTCGCGCCCGCCATGGAACGGTGTTTGACGGCCGCGACGTTTCAGGAATTCAAGCAGGGCATTGTTATTGGTGATGTTGTCCGCGAGCTTACGCGAGCGATTCTCAAGCGTAGTCGTGACCACATCTCCCCACGAATTTCATTCGGCGCAATGGCTCTTTATCCATTACTTTCTGCATGTCGCCATGCAGCTTAGACTATCTCATCACCGCCATCGCGGTGCCGGGGGCTCATGGGCTCATTACTGCTTTCGCGCGGAGCCTAGTCGTTAGAGGTTCTCCATCCCTGGCCTTTCGGCTTACATATGGAGTTTCCTACGGGATTGTCTCCTGGGAGAGTTTCCCCGTTTCACCCGGTTTTACGTGGACTAGGGTATCAATCCACGCTCGTAACGAGAGGTGATGCCATAATGTTTTCAACCCATTATGAGATGCCCCTTTTCTGCCATTCGGCTCTAGGGACATCACGGCGCTTCATCAGATCGCCACGACGGTTGTTTTCGGACCGCGTGACAGGCTCAAGATGTTCGGGGTTTATGCAACACCGAACCCTGCACAAGTGGTCCAACTCCATCCCCTCAGGGACTTGCCCTTTGGCAAGCTCATATGAGACTCGGTGCGCCAAATACCTGACGCGCTTTCCCACATGATTGTTGCCTTGGCTGATGCGCCCATAACCGGCGGAATTGAGTTCGCCTAGCCATAAGACACATCCAGAATTCGGCTCCGGGATAGATCGCAATGCGATCCAGTCGGCGCCAATTTCCGCTTTGGATTCACTCATGTCGTATTGCCTGTTTCGGCTGGCCGCCATGCGCTGATCTGATCGCCCGTTGAGAAGGCTTCGATCCGCACCATTGCCCGCGCGCCAGTTGAGAAGGCGCTAGGCTTCACCCGTTGATAAGGTGATGACTATGCACTTATACTAATATTGCCATTTGTCAAGTGAGCCCTTTTTGGGCCGCGATGCTCGCCCTAATTTCCTCGTCTAGGGACAGATCGCGCCGCTTTGGCGGTTCCCCGGCGTGGCTGTTCGATGGCGCCCCCGTGACCGCCTTGGCGGCGCTCTGGGCCCGCTGCGCGGTGCGCATGGCCACCTTATTCTGTCCGCCCGCCGCATCTTGTAGCATAATGGCGCGGATCTCTGGGTGCATCCAGCAAGCCGCCTCATAGGCCGTCTGGAGATCAGCTGCCTTCCCGGCTTGGACGAGGACCGCCATGTCCCGCCGCACGTTCGGGAAGAACCGATTTGCCGGATTGGCCGCAAACGCGGCGATGTCATTGTCGATCTGGCCGCGCTGAAACTCCATCCTCACCATATTGGCGGCATGGCTGGCAATCGCGTTGGGATCGATAGGCTGCTGATACTGTTGCGGCTGGCCGTAGGCGCCTTGGCTCGCTTGCTGACCCTGCCTTGGCACATACTTTGAAAGCCAAGCCTTAAGCACTTCAATCGGGTTCCTGCCCATTTTTCTGAACATGAACTCGACGCCTTCTATTGGGTCTTTTCTCAGCGCGGTTTCGACCTGATCATAATCATTAACCGCGTTTAGAAGGCTTGTCCCATTTTGCTCTGCTCTCTCAGCAAATCTCTGAAGCCCGCCATAGCGCTGGAAGCCAGCGCTGACCTCTTGCTCGCGCTTGACGATATCCGCCTTTACTGGTTCCGGTAGGGTATCCCAAGCCTGTTTAGCAGCGACAGAATAGCCCGGTGGCGGAAGAAGGCTTTGAGCAGCTTCTCCAGTTCCGCCTCGTTGGCCGCTATCTCCCGATTTAGCCGCTCGGTTTGCTGCGCCAGTTCGATCCGGCGTTGCATTAGGATCAGATACTCCCGTCGCAACCCCTTTAGCTCGGCTAGAAACTGGCGCATCGGAAGACCACCCCGCTTCGCGCTTCCCCGCTTCGCTCCTTACGAACTTGCCGTCCGGCCCCCGGTCCCGCTGGGAGTCGATAGAGCGTCGTATCTCTGACGATAGCTCCTCGGCCGGATCAGACGCGGGTTCGCTGGACGGGGCAGAATCGCCACCGCCAATGTCTTCAATGTCGTCAGCCACGTTCAGCCTCTATATCTTCTTGTGTCATGCCTTCTGGCCATTCTTGCGCCGGATATTTCCCAATTAGCTGATCTAAATCCGATGTGTACGGCTCAGGCGACGGTTTATAACCCTGCTTCACCTTGTGAAGCGCCTCACCGATATCCGCGCTATTCACATCCGACCGCGCGCTCGAGGGGCCAACCATTTTCTCAGCCTCATTGCCCACGATCTCACAGCCAGCCGCCTTAACTGCTTGATAATACGCGCTTTTCGAATCATATGCCTTCCCGTCCACCGGATTCACCACATTGTCGAGACCGTCACGGATGATCGACGGCGCGGCAAGCGAGGAACGGGCCCTCTCCCGCCGCCGCGCCGCTACCTCGGCCCATGGCCGAAGTCTCCCCTCAAGCGTGTCCCAAACGAACTTTTCGCTCATTTCTTTATCCGTTCGAATGGCAATGGCCTGTCTAGAAACGCCGCTAACTCCTTAGCTGAGGCCATCCATGGCGATGCCATATCGGAACGGATATAGCTAAGAAGCAGCTCGTCACGCTCCCGCTCGCGTTCCTCTAGCTGACGTACCCGCGTTGTGAGATCAATCTCCCTCTTACGAGGCCCCCAACCGGTGACTACTTCACCCCAATCGCATTTCATGGCGCGTAGCACTTCACGTAATCGATCCACATGTCGTTATATCCGGCCGGAGGCGGGTTAGATGGCCAGCCGCCGCCTTGCTGGAGATCGATCAGGAGATACGGGTTAATTTTCTTGCCATTTGGAAACTGGCTGATCGGCAATGAGCCAAATGGCACATCGTCAAAATAAGCAGTTGTGGTCGTGGCCGTCCAAAGCAACCCATAGCGGTGGAAATCCAAGGATAGATCGGGCTCAGTCACGTCAGGGCGCCCGTCAAAAATGGCCTGGTTTGGTCCAGTTGCTGGCGCGTAGCTGTGCACATTGCTGTGCCATACGGAACTATCGACGCCATACATTTCGGTAATGTCCCATTCGACGTTTCCGATCGAACCGTTGGTGATTGCGTCGCGATCGAGCGCCCAGAATGCCGGCCAGGTGCCGCCGCTCGCGCCCGTGTTCCATGCCGCGTCCGCCTTCGGAACCTTGGCCCTGATCTCGCAATAGCCGCCATTCGTCATGGTCGGAACGTTGGACGTGCCATCATTGAATGCAGTGGACAGGAACCCGCTGCGCCAGTGCCGATTGAACCCGTAAGGATCGACATAGTTCGGGTCATAAGTCGATCGAATACGCAGGAACCCGACTTGCCCTGGCAGCATATTGATTGATCCAATTACGGTGTTGAACGGATTGTATGGCCCGTCGCTATGTTCGTTCGCGGCGTTTCCAAAGTCTCCCCCGCGCGGCTTGTTTTCCCAATAGGTTTTGCCGTCCGCCGCTGTTGCGGGCGCTGTGCAATTCGGCCATACGCCAGCCCCGCACGCTTCTGCGTTTAATGTTCCAAACCGATCAAAGAAAACCTGCCGCATCGAACCGGCACCCTTGGGCGTGATAAATGGATACCAGCTATTGAGCGTATTGTGCACCCATACATCGAACGACGCGGCAAGGTGCACCGTGAAAGAATTATCGCCCGGAGGCGTATTCCATGTCAGGACCTCCATCAACATCGGCCCTTCGTAGTTGCAGAACCCAGGGAACGGCGGCGCGCATAGCTGCGTTTTGGTTGTGTCCACCGTGCCAGTCCAGACGCCGTTGCTGAACACCAGCCTCTTTGCCAGTGCGCCGTGCATCCATACTTCCACATTCTCAGCGCCTGGAGCCTGCACCGTGACCGGTAACGCCGTGCTTGCCGGAATGAACATATTGGCATCCGCGACCGGCACGTTAGTCACGTGAGGCGTAACCTGATTCTGGGTGATGACGAATCCGGTTCCATCCAAATTGGAGACGCATGGGCTCTGAATAGCCATTGTGTTCATAACTGAAGTGTTGGACTCGCACGCCTCACCATAGCTGGGGCAAAGGATCACGGATAGAAGACTGAATAACAAACCATTCCGTATCATTGGCATAGTTCCTTAGTTGAGAGTTGCCGCAAATAGTTGCACATTCTGTGAGTTAGCTGTGTTGTTCACCCACGTTACCGTAAGTGTCTGGCTGTTCGATGCGGCAGCAAACGTGAGAATATATCTGCCAAGCAGATTGGCCGCGCCATTGGTCATTTGAACCGATGTATCAGTGTACGGACCGGCGCTGGCGTCACTCAATGTCGCAGTAAGCTTCCCCTGTGTTAAAGTCGCCGCATTGAAGCTAACCGTGACATACAATGTCAGTGTTTGCACTTTTATGCCAGCTGGCACAGTCAATGACATGCCGGTTCCATTGCCGCCGGAATTGTAAACGAGATAGTTTTCATTAGCGACTGATGGATGGACGTTGCCATCCTGCCAGGATGACGAATAAAGTGGGTTGACTCCCTCGTTGAAGTTAGCAAGCACCCCTCCGACCGCAGTAAGAGTGCTTATCAGAGATCCGCCGGTTGACTTCCGCTCGATCGAGGCAGCGCTCGAATTGTAGCCGAAGGCTGCCCAATCGACACTCCCTAGACTGGTCAGGTTAAGGAACGTTGTGGTTGTCCCGGTTGACACCGCCCCGCTCAGATATCCGCCCGCCGCCACTTCATTGATCGACAGCACCGTATTGTTCGGTGAGTTGGTACCTGGTGAGATTGTCTCCTGCAGTGTGATATTGAACGTTCCGGCGCCCGCGGGAGGCGTGGGGCCAACTTGAAGGTTGAACCCGCTCAATTGAACCGCGCCGCCATGGCTGTCGAGCAAGCCAAGCCCAGAGCTTTGGAAGGTCCCCTGTATACCGCCTATTGCGGTCCCTTGTGCGCTTCCTGCGGTGAACGCATTAGCTGTCAGATTGAGAGTGTTCAGAGTGTATGCCGATGCAAGCTGACTCGGGTCCCATGAGGTAGGGGTCTGAATCGTCATTTGCTGGCCTATGCAGACAACCGGCGCGAAGACATAGCGGCTATTGTAGTTCTGGTCATTATGCCAGAAGTCTCCCATTATCACCGGCTGAACCTTGCCTTGCGGAACGAAAGCATGGGTCGGTTGGAAGTTGTAATTGCCCCCGAACGGATCTGAGGCAAACGCAAGCGAGCCGTCGAGAGGCGTCCAGTTATTGGCAAGTGGCGTCGCGCCAGTGTTCACGATATATCTTAAGTTTGCATCCACTCCCACTGAGTCGTATGGGATATTCACTGATGTGACAATGAAGTACGTACCGCCTGCCGCATAGGGATACTTGAAGAATGCGGGACCCTCGCGCGTAGTGTCCACATACGGAATGATCGTAGGCGAACCAGTGAACCCGGTGTAACTGGTATTGAGTTGCTGTACTCTCATGTCGGTCGATATGCCGTTGCGCCAAAAACAATACATACTGATTCCGTCACTGTCGAGAAACAGGTCGTAATCGTAGAACGTGTTGGAGATGATAGGCGTCATGTTCCACGCCCAGCCGGTCAGTATGTTGCCGCCTCCTATTGGGGTGTTAGCCTCGAACAGTGTGGAGTTACCGGCATTATCCTGCGGCTGCAGCCATACAACATAGTTGTTATTCAGCGCATTGTACATTAAGTGATATCTGCCGCCAATGAACAAGGTAGGCGACACATTTGGCAACACACTGCCCATATTCGTCCAGTTCATTAGATCAGTTGAACGATACAAGAAAGTATCAGGGAACCCGTTAGGTTCTCCTACATGCCCAGGTCTCTGGATCGAATTGATATTCTGAAACTGCCCCATCCAATAGTAGTACTTGGAATTTGGGTCCCATATGATGCTCCCCGAGTGGGCCTCGATTAGCTGGCCGATGTGATCGTACCAATTATCCGCCGGCGCGTAGCCGTAGCCGTAGTATGGGGCCGAGGTTATGACCGTAGAGTTAGGCGTCGAGAGCCCAGCCATGTTTGCCATCGCCTTGACGACAGCATAGGAGCCGGCCGAGATCGTGACGCTGAACGAACCGGTATAAAGCGCGCTGGAGGTGGTCGGGTCTGCGGGGGTGGAGCCCTGGCCAATGGTGTAATAGATCTTAGCCCCTTGGCTGCTCTGCATGGTGACGAGCGTCGTCAGCCCAGGATATCGCCCTCCGTTAGGGGTGATGACAGGTTCGACCGGGCGCGCATTGGCTGTCGTTCCGATCTTGGCGAATACCTGGAATGCGGAAATGCCGCCGTAAACGTTTGAAGGAGTCTTCATCCGGATATAGCGCGCTTGGGCTAGGGAAGCGGATATCGGCCGTTCGGCCAACCAATAACGAGGATAATAGGGCGAGCCGGTTATTGTGTCCGCGAGCGTTGGTGTCGCAAAGGTCGAATCCGCCACATCGGTCTGAACGACCGTTCCGACGATGAACGCCGCGTAGTCCGGCGCGTTCGGATAGGTCTGGGTTGTGGCCGATGAGGGCCGTGGCGCGAACCGGTAGCGTGTCCACTGAACCGGCACCCCGGCATCGAAGCCTATCCAAGCGTTATCCGTCTGGGTTCCCCAAAATGCCGTAGTTGTCCCATTCGGCTGGAACTGTTGCTGAACCGTAGTCCCGACCGCGCCAAGTAGGCTCGTATTCTTGACCGTGTACGCGGCCGGAACGCCAGTGTTGACCTTCGCGCCCCATATCGTCAGGGCGACGCCCGCCGTGCTGCCCAGGTAACTGATGCTTGAGCCTAACACGCCGCTGCTATTGTCCGCGTAGACCAGGCAGAAGTAGCTCCCTGAGCCACCGGTGAAGGTGGCCGAAAGGGTGCAGAGATAAAACCCGTTCGCCTCGGCCGTAATGGTGGCGAGAGGCGTCGTCCATGTCCCGACTGCTGCCGCAGCAATTCCGACCACCCCGCCAGCGAGATCGAACGTTGCCGTGGCGCTGTTCGTCGTCGTCATAGAGTCTTTTAGAAACAGCTGCGCCCGTGTCCTTATTCCCTGTTTCAGGTAGACCGAGAACGAGACCTCCGTCACGACGGCGGTCTGGAATCCTTGTTGCACATAGTGGGTCGATGTTACCGCCGTTTCGGTGATGGTCGAGGCAGTTGTGGTGCTTAGGGGATCGGTTGCAATGGTATCAATCGTCGTAACCGCTGAATTGACCCAATCCCCGACCGGAATGTTAAACGACTGCTGCGAGGATTGAAGCAGGTTCGTAGCGTCACCTGTGCCGGTATCTAGAAGCCCAGTTCCGATCAGAGTTCCGAGGATTTGAACATCAGGGAATCCAGGCGGCTGCAACGTCGTGTCGTCGCTATCGATGAAATAGAGCAGATTTGGCGCTAGGGGATCGTCGGTTAGGGTGACTTGCATCACCCCGGGTACAGTCGGGTCGGCGTTAAAATTGCACGGGATCACGTTTGGAAATAGCGGATCATTGATCATCTGCGCATTACGCACGCCTGGCGTAAGCGGGTTCATGTTGATGTTTATTTGCTGGACCATTTCACCACCGCCATAGGCCAAATCCAAATGTACCAACTATACGGTTGCAGCCACGCCCTCGGGTAGCAGGTCCATGCTGCCCCATCGCATACATATTGCAGCCACAGCGGAATCATCAGAAGCCCTGATCGTTGCCCGTCGGGCCAGAGGGCCATTTAGGCATTGCCGCTACTTGTGCTTTCTGCCGCTCTATCGCCATTTGGTCCATCGCGGCAGCGTGGGCCATTTGTCCCTCTGCGAGCTTGTGGCCGTGCTCTTGCTCGAGAGCTGCAAGCTTCATTTGAGCCTCTTGCATTTCGGCTTGCGATTTAATGATGATTTCGCGCAACTTGATTGCGGATTCTTGTTGCTTGGTCTGCGCCTCCGTTTGGGCTTTCTGCTGTTCGCCCTGCGCCTTGATCTGGGCGCCCTGGATCTTGATCTTTTCGGCCGTAACCTTCGGATCCTCTTGCTGCCCCTGCGGCGCCTGCCCCATCCGATCAACTGTCTCTTCGATCACTTCTTCGAGCTCACGGCCAATTCGGAACCCACGCACTCCGAACAGCAGCAATTGCCCAGCGAGCGGCGCTAGTTCCGGTTTCTGTATGGCCATAGGGCCCCATGATTCCATAAACTTGGTCACTGCTTCGATGAAGTCTGTTCGGTCCTGCTTTTCTTGGCTTTCATCGCCGGCGACGGTTGAGTCGGTTTCGATATCGATCTTGAAAAATCTGCTGATTGGCTTTTTGAGCAGCCCAAAGACATCCTCCTGAGTAGGCGGACCAGCGGGCCTCGCGCCAATTCCATTTCCTTGCGGCGCGCCAGGTAAGCCGCCCCCAGGCGGTCCCATTGCTCCCGCTCCAGGTCCTTGAGGGACATTCATTCCTCCTATCATCGCGTTCCCATTGGAATTGGCGTCAGCGGCCTTGGGATGGCCTGCGGTGGCGCGCCAGTGGGGGGTATTGGCCGAGGCATGTTGGCTACGTTCATCCCTTGCTGCGGCTCCCGTACAGCTTGCCCCGCGGCGCTAGCCTGCATCAGTTGGGCCATCATCAGGTCCACTTTCGAGGGCAGCTTGATGTTGGTCATTTCCATGATGGTTTGGGGAGAACAGTATTGGGCGATAACCTGACCCACGAGCCGCGCAATATCTCGACAGAAGCGGGCGATTTCTGCCTGACGATCTTTAATTCGCGTGCCACCATACTGCGCTTTGAGCTGTTGAGCGCCCTCGGTTTCCTGCGGATCCGTCGCCCCTCGCATAATGTCTGAGATTCCGATAATTTGATAGACATCTTCCACCAACTGCTTTCTGAGCTCGACACACGCCTGAATCACTTTGGCTGTATCATCGGTCGGCAGGAATGCCACCGGCACGCCCGTCTTCGAACCCTCGAGGAACGCCGCAAAGTTGCTTGGTACCGCAATTCCCTTGTTCTCAAACCCTGGTGATAGCGCCTTTTCGATTTCCGGCGATCCCTCCCCTCCGGGCCCGGCCGGATAGAACATCACGAGCTTGAGCATATCCGACAACGCCCCAATCCGCGCGGTTAATTGATCAATCTCAGCAGCCTGATCCTGATAGAATACAAAATCCGGAACAGGCACCAGGCTATCAGGCGTGAGCGTGCCATAGGTAGGGCAAGGGCAAGGATAGAAGCCATCAAGATTAAGATAGGGACGGCCTTTCTCAAGCACGTCGTCGTAGCCCGGAGAAATCCATAGAACCTCATTCTTCGCCTTGTTCCATATCTCCCACACAACGGCTTTGTTCTCGGCTGCATTCTGTCCTGATCTTCCTTCTCGTCCCTCCTCTGCATCGCTGCCCACCGGATCGGCATCAACAGAGATGTCCTTGCCAACTTTATCACCAAACCGCTTTTTAACCTCCGCTCGGGTCAAATACGCCCGGAACGCAACCCACCCAACTTCAGACCACACTCTGGCCGGTTGATGCCGGAAGTCGGCGCGCTGGACAAAGCGAATGCGGACATTTTCGAATTTTAGCTTAGGCTCTCGGTCTCCTGGACTTCCGCGATCGCCTTGTCCAAGATTGCCAACGCTTCCCGCAGGCGAGGTATAACTACCTCCGAACTGAGGCCCGCTTCCTCCAATATCTCCGCCAAGGCCTCCCGGTGCGCCGCTTGCAAATCCAGCAGTAGCCCCAAGAGCGCCGCTACCGTAGTGTGAAGTTCCTCTATCTCCAACAATGTCTTCGGCATCTTCGATTTCCTCGTTTGAGTCGTCTTCGGTTTCATACTCTGGTTCATAGTAAACTCTTGCGACACCTCTGGCGTACAGTAGGAACTCGTCGCGGACCATTCTGAACTCTGTATCAAAGTCGGCCGCGTCAAAGGTAAAATTGATTGCCCTCTCCAAGACCTCCGTAGCGGTCCGCGCAATAGGATCTTGGTCACGGAATCGACGCGATACCACTGCATGCGGGGGCTTGGCATAAATGGCACTCTGCATTGTCTGAATGTTGGACCACAGCATCTGATACTTGCGGGTTTTGACCAGCGCACTGTCTTCATAGCGATACTTCCGCCGGATCAGATGGCAGCGTTCTTCGTACTTGGCCATCCCGTCATCTTTGCGCGCGGACTCAATCTTAGCGAGCCAAGCGCTAACGTCGTCCGAGGGGCCAAGTCCGAGATCGTCACTTTCCAACGCGAACTTCCCTCTCTAGCGTCTTCAGAAACTGCACGTTCTCTTCGCGAGAAAGCCGCAGCGGCTTTTCAAAAATCACCGAGTCTTCATACGGATCAAACCGCTTCCGCAGCGCCCGCCGCCTCAGGTCATAATGCTTCTTGCGATAAGGTTGAGCGCCCCTAGTCATGCGACTTCGAGCTCCGGCAGCGAATAGAACATGGCCAGGTCCGGCCGCTCCCAGCGTTCACGATTTTTAGTCGGCGTGAACTGGGCCGAAATTACGCCATCATGCGATCGCTTGGCGATCACAAACCAATCATCCTCATCCGGCCAGAAGTACGAGGCGAACCGCAAAGCGACCTCGTCCATCGGTTCGATTCTCCACCGCTTTTGCTGGTTGTGCTGCTTGTCCCATGGTGTGCTCATAGCCGCCTCCTCCACAGACTCAATATCGCAAGTTCGAGAATAAAGTTTCGTCATAGCCGCCGCTCCCCGTCCCTTGCCTCGTAGTGATTGCGAACGGCAGCGTTCCACGCATCCATAAACTTTTCTAACATTGACCCACCGTTGCGTTTCGCTGCAAGACGCGCCTTCATTAGATCAGACATCTTCTTGCGTCTCTCAGGGGTCCAAACGGCATGCCTTGGTTCAGGCAATCTTGCCAAGATTTCCATGTCCCTCACAATGGCCATTCTATTACGCCGCAGTCTGTCAGTAATTTGCTTGCGAACATCCATCATAGCCGGCGCTCCCCATCTCTCGATCTATTCCCATACTTCACGTAGTCCGCAATCGTGAGCTCGCGGGTCGGAATGAATAGCCTTGGCTTCTCGGGCGGCAACTCGTTGCGTATCATCTTCCAGGCCATAGCCAGGTAGCGAAAAGCATCAGCACCATGACTAGCCCAATCGTGTTCAGGATTGTCACGGAAGACACGAGTTCTCTCATTCCATTCCTGCCTGTACTGGCGCAATGCCTCTAACCCCGGCGCACACTTGGTTGCGTTGAACTTCGATATCCGCAGGGTCATCTTTGCGGCGTTAATTCCATCGTCCGCTTTGTGCTTTGGAATGAGACACGGCTTGCGTCCGGCTTGCTCCAGTGTCTGGACGCGGGTTCTGCCGGTTTCGAATGAATGTACACGAGCATCATGTGGGAGATAATCAAGCCCGCGATAGCCCCGATTATCCAACTCCCGTATATAATCATCGAAGTAGTAACCCGAAATCTGGATGAAGTCATGAATCAGCGGCCCCTTCTCACCAATCTGAAACGCCCATATGGCCATGTTCGCGCCGTTGCCAAGATCCCACGCGCAATGCACAGGCGCATGAAGAAGAACAGGCAAATCCTCGTAAATCCTCCCCTCCATCTCAGCTTGCTGCATCTCCTTGCCGTAGTACGCGCCTTTGATCGCAGCATATGGGTCACACTCCAACTCTGCCGCATACTCGTCCTCCGACAACATCCGCTTCATCTCGGCCAGTTCATCCGGCCAATGCGGATCAAGCTTGGTTAGCTCTGCCTCGGTTTCCGACGCACGCAGTAGCGATGTGTACCAGCTCGGATCATGAAGCACCTTAGTATACAACTCCCACAGTTGGTTGCGACCCTTGATAGTGCCCATGATTGTCGCCCACCCACCGCGGTCGGCAAGCATCGGTCGTACAATCTTGTTCCACACACTAGGCGCAATGTCTGCATACTCGTCGATCACTACCCCATCAGAATACTGTCCGCGTAGTGCATCAGGATTGTCGGCGCCGAACAGTGTGATGCGAGAGCCGTTGATCAGATCAACTCTGAGCTCGGCTTGGTTTGGTGGGGAAGCCTGAACTTGCGCAGTGAACGCTTGTAGATAATCCCATGCGACAGTCTTGGCCTGATTGCGCAGTGGTGCGATGTAGTGGAACCTGCCATTGGGCAACTTGAGGGATAATGCACGGTCGATGGTGTCCATGATCGCCGCATAGGTCTTTCCGACACGACGATGGCAAATATTGCAGGCCCACCGCTGCACACGTTTGTGGAAGCCGGCGAATATCGAGCGTGACTTGTAGCCGAGGTTGATGATCTCAGCGGTCATCGCCACGGAGGCCCCACTATCCAGAAATATGGTCGGCACAATCCCTTGGGATAATAATAGTCAGTACAACTCTCACTCAGTCCAAGCCACAGTATGCAATACAATCCCACAACAGACAGCAGTTGCAGAATAAGCGACGCTGTTCTCATTCCACCGCACTCTGTCATCGCGGTACTCCGGTAATCATAACAAAAGGCCTATTAGTTTAGAGTACTCCAAAGGATCTAATGCGTTCTTTTTTGAGTTGCACGACCGGCACCAACTCACGAACGCGTTCTGCGTTCTCAGTGCGGTAACGTAGATCACTTGCGCGCACCTTGTCTCTATTAGCCGCCTTCCACGCCCGGTTATTAGAGTTTTTCCGTAATTTATCTTTGTAA